CTGCGCTGAAACTTTCGCCGTGATGCGCTCGCTCGGTGCCTTCAACCCGGCCGAGATACCGGAATCGTTGCGCGGCGCCGAAGTCGACTTCACCTTCAAGAGCCCGATCAAGGACCTCGAAGACGACGGCCTGCGCCAGAAGATGCTTGAGGGCATGGAAGTCATCAACGCTGCTGCATCGCTCGATCCGGCCGTTGCCAAGCTGCCGAATGCGATGGCCATGGCCAAGGACATGCTTCGGCGCTCGGGCTGGCCGGAAGACTGGATCAACAACGAAGAGAACCTGGAGGCTGCGCTGATGCAGGCTCAGGAGAATGCCGCGACCGAAGAGGCCGCGAATGCCGCGATGGGCGCGGCTGAGGGCGCCGGCAAGGCGGCTCCGATGGTCAAGGCTCTCATGGATGCGGGGCGCGCTGCCTGATGGCCCGCGATCCTCTGGCCGATAGCCGGGCGCTGCTTGGGGCGTTCGCGGCGACCGTGACTGAGGCGGAAGTCGCGGCGGTCAAGGCGGTGGCGGCCGGCAATGCCTCTGCCGGGCAACAGAAGCTCGCGCTGGACTGGATCATCCACAAGGCGGCGCGGACCTACGACGAGCCGTTCCTGCCGGGGCAGCATGACCTCACCATGAACCTGCTCGGCCGGCGCAATGTCGGCATGCAGATCGTCAAGCTCATCAACGTGCCGGTGAAGAAGCTGGTGCCTGCCAAACCTCAACCGACGAAGGAAACCTGATGTCTGTCGAAGAAACGATTGCGAATGGCGGAGCCGGTGGCGAAGGCGGTGCCGGCGCGGGCGCGGGCGGCGCGGGCGGTGCTGGTGGCGCTGAGAACAAGGGCGGCGAAGGCGGTCAGGGTGCCGGTGCCGGTGCTGGCGGCGGTGCCGACGACAAGGGCGCTGGTGGCGAAAAGAAGCCCGACGAGCAGCAGAAAGGCCCGTGGGGCGACGACTGGCGCGAGAAGCTCGCCAGTGGCGACGAGAAGAAGCTGAAGGCTCTTGGCCGCTTCGCCTCGCCGGAAGCGCTGTATCAGGCTCAGGAAGAGGCGGCGCGCAAGATTTCGGAAGGCCTGAAGCCGAAGGCCAAGCCCGGCGACAAGGCGACGGATGACGACTGGAAGGCCTATCGCCAGGAAATGGGGATCCCCGAAGCGGTCGACGACTATGTCAAGGCAATCCCGATGCCGGACGGCCGCCAGATCGGCGACGACGACAAGCCGGTCCTTGCGTTCTTCTCTGAGAAGGCGCTGGCAAAGGGTGTCGATCCGGCGTCGATGGGCGTCCTGGTCGACGCCTACTATGCGATGCAGGAAGAGCAGGTCGCCAACGTCGAGAAGGCCGACGCGGATTTCAGACGCGAAGGCATGGCTGCTCTGAAACAGGAGTTCGGCGGCGACTACGATACCAACATCGCGGCCATGCGGCCCTACTTCGACAGCGTGAACGAAGGCCTCTTCGGCAACCTCTTCGGCGGGCGCATGGCCGACGGCTCCAAGATTGGGGACCATCCGGACATCGTGCGCTTCTTCGTCAACAAGGCCGTTGCCGAAAACCCGCTGGCGACCATCGTGCCGGCCGGTGGCTCCGGCGCCAAAGGCATCGACGACGAGATCAAGACGCTCGAAACGCGCATGGGCGCTGATCGCGATGCCTGGTTCAAGGACGACAAGGCTCAAAAGCGCCTGCAGGCGCTCTACGACGCTCGCGACAGGATCGCGGCCCGCAAGTAAGTTTCCGGTCGATCGGCGGCCAACCCGCGCAAGCGGCTCCGTCCTGACACCGATTTCACCCCAGCCAGAAGACAGCGCCGAACGGCAGATAGCGGCTCCGGGCAACCGGCCAACCCGCAACGCTGCCTGACGGAGAACCTGACCACGGCTCCACGTCCCCTCTCATAGAAGGAATCTGGACCATGGCCGAAACGGCATTCCAGAAACAGTACAGGCAGGAGTACGTCTCCGGCTTCGAGTTCAAGCAGTCCATGCTTCGTGCTTCGGTCACGACCGAGCATATGAGCAAGGGCAATGAGGCCATCTTCCTCGTCGTTGACGCCAACGGCCAGGAAGCTCGCACCCGTGGTGTGAACGGCATGATCCCGGCCAACGTCGAGGATCAGAACCAGCACGCTGTAACGCTCGTCGAGTGGCACGACCTCCGCAAGAGGACGTCCTTCAACATCTTCGCCAGCCAGGGCAACCAGCGGAAGATCATGCAGGACAAATCGCTCGCGACCATGAACCGCAAGATCGACGATGACATTATCGCCGAACTCGCGAACGCGACCGTCGACACAGGCGCCACAGCGACCGGTTCCCTGGCGCTCGTCACAAAGGGCCTCGCCATCCTCGGCAATGCGGATGTCGACGTCGAGGAGGAAGACAACATGTTCGGCCTCATCACGCCGGCCATGGAAGCCTACCTTCTTCGCGACGCGGCCTTCACCTCGGCTGACTACGTCGATGTGAAGCCTCTCGTCGGCCCGGCCAAGAAGATGCGCCGCTGGGCGGGCGTGAACTGGATCAAGCATTCCCGGCTGCCCGGCAAGGGCACGAATGCCGAGAAGTGCTTCCTCTACCACCGCTCGGCCATCGGCCACGCGTTCGACTCTGAAACCCTGAAGGTTGTCGTCGGCTACGACGAAGAGCAGGATTACAGCTTCGCCCGCGTGTCCAACTTCATGGGCTCGAAGCTCCTGCAGAACAGCGGCGTTGTGGTCATGAACCATGACGGCTCCGCACTCGTCGGCGCGTAAGGAGGGCTGACACATGGCTTACGAAACCAGCAACTCCCCGAAGTGCCTCGTCGTCGGTATCGGCTCGGGGCCCTCGATCTGGGTCTACACCGATGGCGATGCGCACGCTGATGTCGATGCAGCCGGCTATTTCACCAATGCCGGCAAGCTCGGCATGAAGGTCGGCGACATCGTCTACGTGCAGAACACGACCGGGTACACGACCACGCTGCACTCGGTCAGCGCGGTATCGAACGGCGCCGCCACTATCTCGGCGGCGGTGCTCGCCTAACCATAGGGCGGGGGCTTCGGCTCCCGCCTTTTCCCTTTCAACAAGGAACTAAGCAAATGACGCTTGGCGTAAACGGCCTCAAGCCGGCTGAAACCGTCCGCAATGTCTGGCATGTCACCGCGACGGCCGGCACGAAGCCGGAAGACCTGACCGAGCCGCAATATTGGGCGCACGTCGCTCGCCTCCTGCGCTTGGGCGACCGGATCGAAGTCCTTGCGGCCGACTCCTCCTGGTACGCCGAACTGCGCGTCATGGAAGTGGGCAGGAAGGAATCCTTCGGCGCCCGCGTCGCCTTCACCCTGCCGCCGGTGGAACTCAAGAATGATGCCGCGTTGCCGGCGCTCAACGACTACGAGGCGAAGCCCTACGGCTCTTCCTGGAACGTCTACAAGATCGGTATCGCCGATCCGGTGAAGACCGATCTTCCGGACCAGATTGCCGCCAACAAATGGATCGCCTCTCAGCGCAAGGCACTGGCGGCCTGATCGATGGCTGACCAGCTCTCCCTCTACAACGGGGCGCTGCTCAAGCTGGGGCAGCCGCGCCTTGTGACCCTCACCGACGAGGGCAAGGCGCGTCGCGCGCTCGACGACTGCTATGCGAACGTGGTGAAGGCTTGCCTCGAAGCGGGCCTCTGGAACTTCGCCAGGCGGTTTGCTCAGGTCGAGGCCGACCCTTCGCGGTCCTCTGGCTTTGGCTACGCGCATGTCTTTGCGAAGCCTGACGACTGGCTGCGCACCTCGGGGGTGTGGGAAGACGCGTCGAAACGGGCTCCTTTGCTCGATTATGACGACCGCGGCGACGACTGGCTGGCCAACCGCGACACCATCTATGTCGAGTGGATATCCAACGACGACGAGTACGGCATGAACCTCGGCCGCTGGCCGGAAAGCTTCGTCGATTTCGTGGAATTCCGCCTGGCGCGCACCGTCTGCGTCGACGTCACGGGCTCGGAAACGAAGCTCGACAAGCTTGAGCATGGCGAGAAGCGCGCCAAGAGCCTCGCCAGCAGCCGCGACGCCATGAATGAGGCCGTGACGCGGTTCCCACCTCCTGGCCGGCTTGTGTCCAGCCGGCGATCCTCCCGCAACACCGAGCACGGCCGCTGATGGCGAAGGGCAACGCTCCGCTTCTCGCGTTCAACCGCGGCATCGTCTCGAAGAAGGCGCTGTCGCGCACTGACGTCGATCGCATGCGGCTGTCGGCGGAAGTCATGGAAAACTGGCTGCCGAAGACGGCCGGCAGCATGTTCCTGCGTCCCGGCTTCGGCTACATCGCCTCGTCTCGAAACGATGCAATGGCGGTGGATATTCCCTTCGTCGCCTCCACCGACGATACCGCGCTGATCGAACTCGCCGACGGCAAGATGCGCGTCCGTGTCAACGACGCCCTGGTTTCACGGCCGGCCGTAACAACTGCCATCACGACTCCGAACTTCTCTTCCGGGACGGGCTGGACCGAAGCGAACACAGGCGGGGGTGACTGCACCTTCGGCGGCTCGGGCCTTGTCCTGAATGCCGTCAATCTTGGTGGCCTGGCCCTCTGCAAGCAGCAGGTCACCTGCTCTGGCGGCAATGTCGGCGTCAGGCACGCGCTCAACATCAACGTGTCGCGCGGCCCGGTGACGTTCCGCTGCGGCTCGTCGGAC